TAATGGGCATCATTAAAAGCCAAGTCGTATATACGACCTTGTATAGGCAGCTAATGTTCGATATTGCTGATAGCTATCCATCCAACGAGGTGACTAAGGATTGGTGTAAAATCCAATCCCGAATTACTTCCGAGGGCATTTCGTTTTTAACGAAGTCCCTTCCACGCTATGCCAAACAGCTTGACAGCTGGCTGGCGAGCGACGGATCAGTTCCTCTCACTCTAGAAGGCCTCCAAAAGAGGCCCAATAGTACAATCCCCAAGTTATTTGGGTGGTTGTTTGAGCGGATCTGCTCTGCGGATGGCAGGATCTTGGTTCAACCGGATCCTACAGCGATTAAGCATTGCAGACAACTCTTGTACTTAATGTACAAGTTAGAAGTACCATATGAAAAAGAACAATCCGAAAGGATTATCTCATCATTCGTCCAAACTGAGAACTGGTTGCGAGAATATCGCTTCCCAGTTCCTGAGGAGGATGTCGTCACGCGGCTGGCACAGAGATTGTGCCGTCGCGTTTGTAGCGGGCTACGCCCTCGGGATATCATCCCGAGACACGGGCCTGGAACCGTCAGTACTGGTGAGTGCGTTGTGGCGAAATCTGTATTCCGCCGCATCTACACTCAACTCGATCGAGAGTACCCGTTTTCGGAGTACTTTATGCTCGGGGTTAGCCAGTGTGCTGACGAGCCGTACATCCTTCAAGGATGCGTCAGCGGAAGAGCTCACTGTCAGCCTAATAGCTGGTATGGAGCACTTCCAAATCGCACAAATGCGCCCTTACGTGGTAAAACGCGTAGGGTACAAGCGTGCGGTTGTCCTGTGGGAACGTTCCATCGCGGAGCTTTTAAAGGCTGCGAGGTGGGAAGATCCCAACACGGGCGCCAACATCCCAGCAGACTTAGTCTGTCCAGGAGACCTCGGACCCCAAATGGAGCCCTTCCAGGATTACAGGAAGGGTCTCGAATTGGGCCGGGATCATCTGGTCCTTCTGGAGAGATCCATGGACCAGGTTGGTGTCTGACGCGCAATGGAGACTTGGAACCGACGGCGAAAGTCGTCTTGGTTCCTAAGGACTCCAGAGGGCCTCGGCTCATATCTTGCGAGCCGCTCGAGGTTCAGTTCATTCAGCAAGGGCTACGCGATCAGTTCTATGATCGCATAGAAACCTACTGGATGACCAGGGGTCACGTGAATTTCACGGACCAGCTGATCAACCGGC